TGGGAAAATGGATTAATAGAAGTAGAAGACCCTGACGATCCACCCAACATGATTACAATACCTTTTAAAAGATCATACATTGATTACATGTTAACACTCACTTGCGATTCAGGTGGTATTGATAAAGTTAATCGTGGCGAGGTGATGGATTCTGATTTTATTCTATCAAGGATAAGAGATAGTTTAAATTTCGAAAGTGTTAAAACTTCTATCCATACAGACATGAATAGTTCTGTTGAGAAGATAGCAGAAGTTACCCCAATATATGATCTTATGGAGACTAGTTTTCATGACAGCTCAGTAATGAGGTTAAAATTCTCAACTACTAATACTGTATTTAATTATGAAGGTGGTTATTTCGACACTATTGAGTACGACGGAACGTTATACAGATACTCAGGTGACCCTGACCCATTGACATCTTCAAGGACAGTGACTTCACTGCCTTAATAAAGAACATCCTTTAATAGCCTTACAATAATAATAAAAGAACAGAGGTTTCATACCAAATGCCACACAATGAATCTGTTCAAAGTCGCACACAACTTGCTACAACCGGTAGTACTAATGCGAATTTGGGCAACACCTTGTTTGTTACAACAAACACATATTTTTCAGAACGTCTGCGAGGCTATTCATCTATCACTGAACTACGTGACGATGATGCTATCCCTACTACCTCCAATGCTTACGCAGCTCTTAGGTTAGCATTCAATCAGCCTGGAGCTACTGTTCCTATCTATTTAGGTCGTAGGGAAGCTGATGACATTACATACACCCCTGATCCTGTAGTTGATAACGATACTTATGGATTTCAGATTGAAGTAATTGATGACGCTACACAAACTCCTGTAGTTGATGCAGTGTTTATTAACTCCGGTGTTGCAGCCACGGCAGATAGTATTGCCACCGCGTTGTTCACAGAGATTAATACCACCCTTCCAGTTGCTAATGTAACTGCTGTAGATAATACAGGTTCTGTCACTATATCAGCAGATGCTGGTTACACGATGAATATTACTCAAGTTCAGGGTCTTACTGAAGCCTACACTACCACTGAAACTGCAGCAGAACTTTTAGCAGCTATCTCAGAAGAAGATGAAGAGAATTGGTACTACTTTGCATGTGAAGATCATACAGAAACTTTTGTACTTGCAATGGCTGTAGAGATTGAAGCAACAGAATCCAGTAACTACCCTAAACTTTACTCAACCTCTAGCCAAGAAGCTGATACTATCACCCCGTTAGCATCCCCTGCTACAGATACAATGGGTATGTTATTAGAAGGCGAGTACAACAGAACTTTTTCTAACTGGCATCACGAAGCTGATACTTTGTTCCCAGAAATTGCTCCTACTGTCTATAACGGTCAGTTTCAACCAACAGGTAGAACTACTTGGAAATTCATGACTAACATTGCTGGAGTTTCAGCAGCGGCAGATCTTGTAACAGGTAAGCCTCTTTCAACTTCTAAACAAGGTTACATTGCAGATCGTAATGGTAACTGGCAAGGATTTGAAAGACGAGTTAATTTTGCCCACGGTGGTAAAGTTGCTTCAGGTGAATGGATTGATATTATTAATGCAAAAGATTGGATCAACGACGAGATTGAAACACGTTTGTTAAATCTTTTACTTAATAATCCAGGTGGTAAAGTTTCATTTGATAACATATCTGGTAAAGACAGAGTTAAAGTTGTTATCGATGGAGTTCTTAATGATGCAGTTAATTTCAATATACTTTTAGGTTATGAACCAACAAGTATTCCAGAAAATACTCCTCCTGGAGATCTATCTTCTCGTACATTACGGGATGTAAATTGGGTTGGTTACTTAGCCGGTGCTGTTCACTTTATTATTGTTGACGGTATCTTAACTTACCGTGACGAACCACTAGCTTAAGGAGCAATAAGAAATGGCTAATAATACATATGAATCAAGTAACATAAGTGTCCAGTGGTTTGATATTGATCTATCAACTGGTTGGGGGGAAGATACTTTCCTAACAATCGAACCACTAGGTGCTAGAGTAGAAGCTAAGTTTGGTGCAGAAGGTTCTGTATCTCCAAACAAGCTGGCAAATAAAGGAGCAACTATTTCATTAACTCTTGCACAAACTGCAGATGCTAATAAGAAGATTGCTGACATCTGGGCAGCTCAAGAAGTTATTGGTGCTCCTATTAATGTTTCACCTTTTCAAGTTATCGATCGTACTGGAGATAGCGCACACTTTGTTGCATTAAATGCTTTCTTAACAGAAGTACCTGGACATTCTTTCGCAGCAACATCTGGAGAGAAGACATGGGTTTGGGTATGTGAGTCTTATATTGAGACAAGTGATCCATCTACTGTAACTTCAGCACTACGCGACTACTTAACAATTTTAGATTAATCTAAATAAACGACACCATTCAAGGGAGAGTTGGACAACATGTTCTTCTCTCCCTTTTTTGTTTTTAAATAAATTGGAGAAAGAGAATGAAGTATTCAAAAACTAAAGTAAAACTAAAAATTGAAGATAGAACTTACACCATTAAAAAATTAGGTGCTAGAGATCTTAACATTGAAGGTTTTAAACTTATACGTGTATTTGCACCATCCGCTGGTGCAGGTATTGATGCTTATAGAAATCAAGATGAATTTGGTATCTTGGATGGATCGAATACAGTAGCAGCAATGTTACAACTACTATCAGAGAATTTAACTGAAGAGCATTACACAAACCTAACTGACATGTTACTAGGAAGCTTAGCTTACGACGGAGATACATTAGAAGAGTGGAGTGATCATTTTGACACAGAAGAATTTGAAGGTGACTTCTTAGAAGTATTAGTGTGGGCGTTTAAGGAGAACTTCTATAATTTTTTTACGAAAAGCACTATTCTTGTGAGCTTGATGGAGAAGGCGAAGACGATAGTGCTACCGATGCTGGAAGACAACGAATCCAAAATAGAAAACGACAGCGTAAGGTAAGCAAAAAAGGGGAGGCTTTCTTCCCTCATCATAATATAGATCAAATGTTTATGTTTGTGTATAAGCAAAAGTATACAACAGAGACAATGAAAGAACTTAAATATGATATGTGTTATGAAGAGTTTTTAAGTCTGTATAACGAAGTTCTTTATGATTTGGATATGCAACACGCTGTGATGGAAGATGATAAACAGAAACAAAATAGAGAACAAGCTAGGAATAGTATGAATCCTCTAGGGAATTAGTAATGGCAACAGAAACAGCACAGACATATAAAATAAGTTTTAAATTTGATGAGTCATTTAAGAGATTAGAAGCCTTCCAGAAGAAGTTTAAACAGGGTAGTGTTGACCAAATGAAGGCTTTAGACAGGGCGAAAGCTTCAGTCGGTAGAATGGCCATCATGCAGGATAAGGCTGCTACAGCAGCTCATAGAGGCGTTCAGGCCGCTATTAAACATGCTATTGCCACTGCAACTTCAGCAGATGAATTAAGAGATGTGGTAGCTCGTCAAAGGGCAATCCTAAAGGCATCCAAACAAGTTACAAATGAGATTAAGAAACAAAACTTCTTAATGCAGAAGATGAAATCATCCAGTAAGCAAATTGCTGGCAATTGGTTAAGTGCTTTTGCTGTAGCTGGTGCAGTCACATCTACAGTAACCCTTGGTCAGGATATGCAATCGGTTGAGAGTACTTTATTGTCAGTAAGTGATGACTCTAAAGATGCAGCAAATCAGCTTAAATTTGTTCGTAAAGAGGCATTTCGTTTAGGGGGAGATTTAAGATCAACTGCTAAGGATTACAGTAAGCTACTTGCAGCTTCTAAAAATCAAATATCTAAAAAGCAAACTCAAGAACTCTTCACCGGATTAATGGAGGCAAGTACTGTCTTAGGGCTATCTGCGGATGATTCCACTGGTGCACTGAGAGCACTTTCTCAGATGCTGGGCAAGACCAAAATTACAGCAGAAGAATTACGTCAGCAACTTGGTGACCGTATGCCACGAGCTATTCCATTAATGGCACAAGCTGCACAAGATGCAGGACTCATTGGTAAGAAAGTTCCTAAGGGACAATTAATTAATGCAATGAATGAGTTAATGGAGAATGGTAAACTTATCTCGAAAGATATACTACCTGCATTCACCGCACAATTAAGAGCTTTCGCAGCACCTGGATTAGAGAAAGCTTTAAAATCTAACCGTGTTGCGATGAATAGACTTAAGTTCTCAATGCAAGATGCACAGAACCAAGTGTTTACTGGAAAGTTTGAGGAAGGACTAACTGAACTATTTCAATCACTAGGGACTTTCTTTGAGGAAAATGAATCACTTTGGAAGACAATAGGTAAGGTATTAGGGAGTTTATTTAAAGGATTAACTATAGGAGTTAAAATACTTACACCTATAATAACAGTACTTGGTAATATGATGAACGGACTTACCGAAGCTTTCGGTGATTTCGCAGCAGTACTAATCCTACTAATGAAACCTTCAATATTCGGTGCAGTACTCACAGGATTTAAAAGCTTATTTGCCTTAATGAGAGGTAAATCTTTATCATCTTTAGTTATGATGACAACCCAATTTGGTTTACTAGCAATTGCTATTGCAGCTTCTGTTGGACTATTAGAAGAGATGGCAAATTTAGTTGCAGGTAATGACGTTGCTGGGGTATTCTTTAATACGAAAGAGCAGATTGCTGACAGGAAGAAAGGTGGCAATACAAGTACAGCACTTAGCAGACTAGGGCAAGTAACTCCGTACTTTGGACCTCTTGGCTTAGGAGTTGATACTGTTGTTAAAGTTATTAATATTATTGACGGAGAGGTTGTTGCAGAGTCTGTTGCTAAATCTGCCACAATGGATACAGTGATCGAGAATAAACAGTTTTCAACAGGAGTACCATAATGTCATCAGTTTATATGATGCCTAGAGTAAGTAATGAAACTACAAATGTATTCTTTGCTTTAGATATAACAACAGAGGTAAGTAAATCTCAATCAAATGCTTTGACTAAATCAAGTGTCATGGACGGCTCTAACTTTAGTGATGGATATACTATTGGTAACCCTTCGATAACTTTTACAGGAATCTGTAATTATCATAAAATAAACAGAAATATTCCTGGATTTATCACTCCTAATCCAAGAGAGTTTTCTGTAATTTTAGATAAGATGATAGCATCTTTTCAGAGGTTTACTTTATACGGTAATAATTTAATACCAACATTACCAAATGTAGTCATTACTAGTTACCAAATAAATCAGAGTAAATATTCTGAGTCCATGGAAGTAACGATAACAGTTGAACAAGTGTTTGTTTCTGAAAGAGCACAGACTGTAAGATTAACTAAACCTGAGACTGCCACTAGTTCTGATTTAGATGTTACAGAGAACTCTGATTCTGGAGATGGAAGTAAGACAGAACTTGAAGAGGGTCCTGTGTCAGCACTTGGAGCACTTGTTGAATTCACAGGATTAAAGATTAAGGGGTTTAATGACTAATGCCAGTACGATTTAATATTAATACAAATGATTCTAATCTAAACCAAACACAAAGGTTTGATATAGAAGGTAATAAATACTTCTTAAAGACTTACTATAATAGTAGGATTTTAAATGGAGATCCAACAGATTGTGGTTCTTGGTACATTGACTTACTAGACTCACAACAAGTTGTAATACTTACAGGGATTAAGTTGATGCCAAACAGGTCTATATTTGACATCCCTCAATTAAGAGAAAGATTCACAGGATATTTAGTGTGTGCTGATACAGATGGCGATATAAAAACCCAGAAGATGACAGCTAATAACTACGGAGATGACAAGAGGTTTGAGTTGTGGTATTTCAGTGCAAGTGAGGTGGTCTAATGACTATACAAGAAAATTGGCAACGGAGTTATAGGATAGTATTTGGAGTACCTGAATACACTCAAGACCTTTACTCAATTGACAAGGTAAGTATAGGACCCCTTAAGAGAGAGTTCCAGCCATTTGATGCAGAGACTATTCCTTCTAAAGCATTAAAGATGTCAAACCTTATAGAGGATGGAAACTCTACGAGAGGGTTCACTTTCTCCTTGGATTCCACTCGTAAGGCATCTGCATCTAGTAATAAGAAAACTGAGAAGACGGTCTTACAACTTTATAATTTGAACAAAGAAGCAATAGATATCCTAAATTTAGATGGATGTGTAATGAGAGTGTTCGCAGGTTATGGAGGTAAAACTGACCTTATCTATTCAGGTGATGTAGAACA